ACGGCTCTTCATGGGCAAATAGCGCGGCTTTTTATTGCGATGCGTCAACCGGGCTAACTTCGTATGCTGCGGATACAGTAGCGCCAGGTGACGCATTTAGCGATCAATCTTTCCGTGACCTGATTCAGAAACAGGATGACGCCGATGTTCCTTACGATAATCGCGCTTTCGTTATCCCCCCTAGCTTGAAAAACGCGATTATGGGAATTGACAGGTACGTGTCTTCTGATTTTGTTTCAGGTCGCGCAGTTGAAAACGCAAAAATTGGGGAGCTATACGGCATTCCAATTTATGTAACTTCAAATTGCGTTGTTGCAGAAGCAGCAGCCGACAACAGCGCCAACACAGGCGATGTTAAGGCGGCTTTGTTGTTTCATAAGGACACTTTCATTTTGGCAATGCAGCAAAATGTTAGAACGCAAACGCAATACAAACAGGAGTGGCTGTCTAACTTAGTTACAGCCGATACTGTTTACGGCGCTAAAACCTATCGTCCAGATTCGGGTTTTGCGCTAATTGTTAACGCGTAATCTCCTTGATCTTATTAGTGGGGGCGAAAGCCCCCACATTTTTAATTAGACGAGGTTCATATGCCTAAAGTCACAGAAATTGTATTATTTCATAGTAATACTGCGGGTGTTGTACCTACTAACTCTGAGCTAATTGAAGGAGAAATAGCCCTCAATACGGCAGATAAGCGATTATTTACCGAAAACTCAAGCGCGGTAGTAGTAGAAATTGGCACTAATCCGACTTCAATAACAACAGGCGCCATTACTGCTACAGGCACAGTGACCGCCAACAGCAGTTTTCTCTCTTCAAATGTTTCTATTAGTGGCGGTACCGTTAACGGTGTCGTTATTGGCGGCTCCACCGCTCAAGCCGTAACCGGGACAGTAATTACGGCTAGCACTAATTTTGTTGGTGCATTAACCGGGGACACAACAGGAACGCACAACGGCCCAGTTTCCGGCGTAGTCACAGGTTCGTTATCGGGCAATGTAACAAGCTCATCCGGCACGACAACGCTACACGACCTAGTAATCAACGGTAGTGTAGATTTTAACGCCGCTGAGTTAACAGACATAGCTGATCCGACAGCTAACTCATCAGCCGCCACGAAAGGGTGGGTCGATACACAAATTAGTAATCTTGTCGGTGGCGCTCCCGCTTCTTTAGATACGCTCAATGAGCTTGCGGCAGCGCTCTCAGACGACTCTGCTTTTAGCACAACGATTACAAACTCTATTGCTGCAAAATTACCGTTAGCGGGTGGCACAATGTCGGGTGCTATCGCAATGGGCAGCAACAAAGTTACAGGATTAACCGATGGTTCTGCTTCTGGCGATGCAGTCAATAAAGGCCAGCTAGATGTAATGATGCCGCTTTCGGGTGGCACTTTTAGCGGTAATGTTGTTCTAGGATCAAATTCAATAACGTCTACAGCAACACCTGGCACAGCAGATACTTTAACCAGGAAGGGCTATGTCGATGGAATTTTAGGTTCTGCCACTGATGCGGCCACATCAGCCGCAGCAGCGGCAACCAGCGAATCTAATGCAGCCGCTTCCGCTGCATCAGTAAGCGGTTCTGTTTCTGCTGCCCAAACTGCCGCCACTACAGCCGAAACTCACTTAGACACTTTTCAGGATCAATATTTGGGATCAGTTGGTAGTGACCCAACAACCGATTTAGACGGCGATCCATTAACTAGCGGCACTCTAGCGTTCTTAACGAGTACAAATCAATTACGAGTGCATAACGGAAGTGGCTGGCAAGACGCTGGATCAGCAGTTAATGGCACTTCCTCAAGAAATACCTATACAGCAACGGCTAATCAAACCACTTTTAATGTCACAGGTGGTTATGATGCTTCCTATCTCGATTTGTATTTAAACGGCATAAAGATGCTGGATGGTACAGATTTTACAGCGACAAATGGCACCTCTGTTGTCCTTACACACGGGGCTGCTGCTGGTGACATTGTTGATATTGTGGCTTATGGCACTTTTACATTATTGCAATCGATAAAAAACCCTGATGGTGGTTTTGCAAATTCAACTTATACCACCGCACAAGACATTGACGGAGGGACAGCAAGTGGCTGATCGAATACAGATTAGAAGAGACACAGCGGCTAACTGGACAAGCGCAAATCCAACGCTGACTCAAGGCGAGCTTGGTGTTGAGACTGACACACAGAAGTTAAAGATTGGTGATGGGTCTACCGCTTGGTCATCTTTGGGCTATCTAGTTGATACAGGCGGCTATGCCGCTTATGGAGACGCAACTGCTAACTTCACTGGAGACTTGCAGAAAGGGGGTAGCACAGTACCGGCTCTTGGAGATACTACAGTCAATTTTACAGGAACTCTTCAAAAGTCCGGTGTACCTGTTGCTGCTGATGCGAACCTCAATAGTTTTCTAACTGCTCTTGACCTACCTGTGGCAGATGGCTCGGCAGACCAGGTTTTGACCACAACTGGATCGGGAACACTACAATTTGCCGATGCTGCTAGTGGTGGAGGTGCTACTTATGCACCGACAGCAGGGACAACAGTTTATGCTGAACCGATGCAAGAATTTTTTTCAACTCAAGGTTGGGGAGCGATTCAATCAGGTGGCGGCTCTAGCTACTTAATGTGCATGAGAAGTCGAGATGCAACAGCTACCAATAAGGCTAAATCTAATCGTTTCTTGTTTATGCTACCTTACACTCACACCGCAGCAGCCGGTAACGCTGGCAACTATATGAATGGTTGGGCAACTACCTCTTTCTCGGTTGTGCCATCTACGAGGACGGTAACTTGGAATAGCGGGGGTAACGCATGGGATAGGTTTCTGTACCACTCAAGTTACTCAGGAAACGCTGCCAGTACAATGCAATGGTTTACTATTCCAGGTAGCGGTCAAACCACTATAAACGGCAATATTGTTTGGTCTGGACAAAGCAGTCATGTTTTCTCGCTTGGTACTATTGCTTTTAACGATAGCGGAATTTATCAAGCGAATAACAGTTCTGTTGGTGCGGGCAATGGATTGCATCATTCTAACGGAAATAGAAACACGCTACCTATTGACAATTCGGCTTCTGGTTATGTGGCAAATACAGGCTATGACCAATCAAACTCAAGAGCCAGTTATAGAATTATCACCTTTCAAGCAAGCACCACAGCCCCCTCGATAGGTAACATGGTTCAATGCGCGAATACGACTTCTAGTACAGTTGAATCGGTCAATATGATTAACCAGCCAGGAATTTATCCTGATAGCACTTACAATTATCCAGTACAAATCTGGCGTTACAACAACAGTAGCAGTTGGTCAGCGCAAGCATTGAATTATCAAGGGAACGTGAGTGGCGAAATAACCAGTGGGTTTGCTAGAGATAACTATACGAATTTTGCTTTTCTGGTAATGGATGGCTCAACGCCAGTAGTGATGATGTATGACAACAACTGGACGGCTTCCAGATGGACGTCTTACAACTCTGCTCCTACCTATTTTGATACTGTAAATAGAGATTGGCGGCCAAAATCCAATATTAACTACGGAGGTAGGGGCGGTTTTGTCGCTACAGGTGTAGAAAATGAGTTTATCTGCTTTGACGGAGAAGCTCCGTATTATGATTATTACACAAGTCAAATCTCGCTAAAAAAATTCAAAATTAATCCAACTAACGGACAATTAACAGACAGATATTACTGTTCTTTAGATAATAGTGTTGCTGGTTGGTGGACTAACCAAAATCCAAGCTATGTGCATAAACTTTTCGGTTTATGGGGCGATGACGGCAATTCTTCCACTATTACGCATTTATTAGTTGTTAGGAAAGATCATCTAACTGCAAGGATGTCACATGGAGCGCAAGTGATTGATTTGCCAGCCGCAAGTGATTGGCTGCCTTACCCAGCAAACTAACGGAGCTTAAAAATGGCTAATACATTAAATGAATTTAGAAGTGAAAGAGATGCAGCTTTACAAGCATCTGACTGTATTTACCTTGCAGATGTGCAAGAAAAATTGAATCTAAATGAAGGAAGCATTGCAACGCTTGATATTTACAGGATGCAACTCAGAGATTGCACTGAAGGGGTGACAGACGATAACGCTGCTGATGCCGTTCTTCCAAAACCTGTTGATCCGATAATAGCCGCTTTTTTAAAAATAGACATTAGCTAGGAGGTCAAATGACCACTTACACAGTTACAGTTGCGGCTGGCAAGTTTGTCATAGACGGAGTAAGTCAAGCCACCCTGAATTTGACTGAGGGGCAAACTTACACGTTTAATCAATCGGATGCCTCAAATGCGACTCATCCGTTTAGATTGAGTATTACGAGTAATGGAACGCATGGAGGTGGTTCAGAATACACCACTGGTGTCACAACTAACGGCACTCCTGGTCAAGCTGGTGCTTACACGAGAATAGTCTTAGCGGTAGCACCAACACTGTACTACTACTGTTCTGCTCATAGTGCGATGGGTGGGCAACTCAATACAACTACGGCAAAAAGTCGTGCCAGAGACATGGCAGACTCAAGCACAAAAATCAACGTGCTTGATGATGTTACTGCGTCAGGTAGTGAACTTAACGTATTAGATGATTTAAGCCGAGGCTCTATCCTCTATGGGAACTCTTCTGGTGCTACTGCAATCCTAACGAAAGGCTCTGCCGACCAAGTTTTAAAATCTGACGGCACTGACATAGCTTGGGGTGATGTTGCTGCTGGTGCTACTTACTCGCCAACAGTCGGCACAGAAACGTTTAGCCCATACTTCCATACAAATATGTCATCTCAGGGATTTGGTTCTGTCCAGGCAAATGGGCATGACCATGTGACTGTTTTTCGTGGTCGAGACAACACAGCAACTAATAAAGCTAAAAGCAACACTTTCATTCTTACCTCTGCGTACACACAAAACCAAACAGCTACTAATGCTGGAAATAATATGGATGGAGTGGCTACCATCTCGTTCGATGTTGTCCCTTCAACCAGAACAGTCACATGGCACTCAAATTGGGAGCGAGCTTGGTATCACAGCACCTATGCAGGTAATGCTCATTCGACTACGCAACATTTCACGATTGATGGGTCAGGCCAGCTTACTTCAAATGGATATACTGTTTGGCAGAATCAAGGCAGCCATCAATTCAACATCGTTAATTATGCTTTTTTGGATGGTGGTGGTTTTAATGCACAGTCTGAAGCGGTTGGTTCAGGTCAGGGTTTGTATGCAACTTCTGGACAGCGTGAAGTTTTGCCGATCAGTGATAGTGCTAACGGTTATGTGGCGAATGTGGGTTACGATGCTTCAAACAGTAAAGCAAGCTACCGGATTTTAACTTTTGACGCTAGCACAAACGCACCGAGCATGGGAAGTATGCAAGTCGCTGACAACAACCCTGGCAGCACTATGCGATCTGTACGGATGATAAACCAGCCAGGAATTTATCCTGATGCAAGCAACAACTATCCAGTGCAAATTTGGCGGTATGACGTAAGTGCTAATTTCTCAGCGCAAACTTTAAATTATACAGGTAATGTGTCTAATGAAATTTCTACAGGGATGGATAGGACTCGCTATGACAGTTTTGCGTTTTTGCTGATGGACGGCTCTACACCTGTCGTGATGCAGTATGACGGATATTGGGAAGCGAGTAGGTGGACTGACTACGCAACCGCGCCAACGCATTTCCCAAATGCCAATTACAAGTGGGTTCCAAAAACTTCAATGTACTACATGGGTGAGGGTGGCTACGTTGCTACTGGAGTTGAGAATGAGTTTATCTGTTATGACTATGCTTACCCT